GTTTGATGTGGTCTTGAAGCCGCAGGTTTTCTTCATCCAACAATTGCTGCTGCCGGATGATTGAGTTGGACGCGGTGAGTTCTCGTTCCAGCCTCCTGCACAGCATACCAAGATCGGCCACGTTGTGAGCGGTTGAATCTGATATTGGGGTGTCGTTCATTTCGCCTCCCTCGCTTTGAGCATTGCGTCGGCCATCTCATATGCAAACTTTGCAGCCAATGGTGGAATAGGGGATGAGTGCTCACCCTGCTGCCACAATTCTTTAAGCACAGCAGCCAACACAGCCGCCGCGAAGTAGTCACGGATGCTGATGCCGGGGAACTTGCGAGTGTCGCATACTTCACCGTTGCAGCGTATTTGTTCCTCACATGGAAACGCCGGTCCTCCGTTGTCGATTGGTTGGTTGCTCATTTTGATTCCTCCACCTTCACCATCGGAACAAAATCCAATCGGTTGCTCTCGTCGATTGCGATTCCCCAGCCATTGCGACGGCAGCACAGCTCGATGGCGTTGTAGACCTCAATCATCGTCTTCTCGGGCAGGTAGAGAGACAGCAGTCCTTTGAACGTGAGACGTACAGTCTCTAATTTGTTGTCGCTCATTTCGATTCCTCCAATGCCGCGTGAATGTGCGAGAATTCAATGGCGAAGATCGTGTCGCGAATGGCAATGGCGATGTCGCGATGCTCCTTCTGTGTACCCTTGGCGCAACGCTGTTCGAAGTAATGAATCCATGAGCGGATGTTGCCGGTCATGTACAGCGTCGTCTGCGTGCAGAGCGGAAGAACCATGCGAGCAGTCTCTCGGCTCACGCCCTCATTGATCAGCGTTCGATATGTCCTGAAAGCCAGATCGACCGACTTGGCGACAACTTCATTGGCCCACTCTTGCGGATAAACCTCTCCGCTTCCCTGTCGATTAACACGGTCCTGGGTGCGAAGCTCAACCAGCTCGGCAGTATCGGTCGGCGCATATCGCTGTGAGTTGTGCGTGACGATTCCGTTTGCAACGTAATTGTGCGATGAATGTTTGACCTCAAGATCGTAGGTCATTTTTTCGCCAACGAACTCGATGGATTTAATTTTGCTCCAATGGACTGTGAGCGTGTTTCCAGGATGCTTCTCTCTCCAGCTTTTCGCATGGCCTAGGATTCTGTGATGCTCTGCATGGCATCGCTTGCAAAGCACCTCGATGTTCGACTTTTCACGAGCAAGACTCGGATTTTCGCTGACCGGAACAATGTGGTGAAGCTCAAGCATCTTGCTTCCTCCGCATCGATTACACCTGTGAGAAAACTTGATCAGAAACTCGGATCGATTTGCATTGCACCAGTCGGCCACAGAAAGACGTTCAGCCCTGGAAACACCACCTTTCCAAAGGTTACTTGCAGATCCTTTTCTGGCCGAATCCCTCATCTTGGAAATCGTTTCAATCGAATGACTTCCACGACTCCACTTGATTCCTTTGTTCCAAACTGGAGTGAACGACGAAACCTCACGCTTCGTAAACTGAACACCATGCCTTTTCAGCCACTTCCTTATGGTGTGTGTCGAGGTTCCTGCATCTTCAGCAATCCCGTTAAGTCCTAGCTTGCTCTCGATAGACTTGAGTTTCGCATCCAAAAGCCACTGCTTATCTTGATATGCAGGCACACCGTTGCATCCAATCTCAACCTCGTTGTTTTTCCATGTAGCAGTATTCCCTGAAAGGCAAAGTCCAACTGCATCCTCAAGCGACTTAAAGCCATCAGAGGTCAAAAACTTGTGTTCCTTTGTAGTCTCAATGCTCTTCCCATTTTCTAGCGTGATTTTGAAGAGCGGCTTCACCCCTGCCTGAAACACCTCAGCGATTTGAGTGTTCACAAACGTCCTAGTTTCCTCATCGAAAACGCGAATGTTTGAGGGCATCTTTGCGCCTCTCTGCTGAAGCCGATACAAGTGTTCAATCGTCCTTGAGTAGGCTGATCGTTTTCCTTTCTTTGCGCCGTTTGGAAGCTCAAGCGTAATGCGTGTATCCCCGGCGACGCAAAATTCTTGGAAGCAGAAGCTGCGATGGCGAATGATCTGGGCGGAGATAGCGCGGCTCGTCTGAATCTCGACCGTCATCGACGCCTGTTCGAAGATGCTCCAATGGCCATGCCTGATGCAGTAGGCCAGTAGTTTCGGAGCGGTGAGCAGACTCATCTGATTGCTCGGATTGCTGACACGGGCGGCGAACGTGATGAAATCGGACGCGGTCATTGTCCCGTCGCCGATAAGGGGTTTTGTAATAGCTACAAGTTTGACTTTCATGGATACGAATTGGATGCGTTAGAATTGGTTGTGCGTTATCAGGGAATACGCACCCCTCCCCGGTTTGGATTAGAACGGCTTTTCTTCTGGGGCCGTGGCCACAGCAGGCTTCATCGCCTTGATGCGATACGCCTTCTTCTTCTCGCCATTCAGGTCGTACTCTTCAGCGCGAACGATGATGGTAAGCTCAAGACCGATCATCGACTTGAGGAAGTTGGCGTAGCTGCCCTTCTTGCCAAGGAAGTCCACCTCGGTTCCATCTGGCACGTTGTGGTTGGTGGCGGCAACCAACTGGTTGACGCGGAACCAGACGTTTTCCTGATTGATGAAACGGTCGGCGATGCTCGATCCGTCTTCGGTTGCGAATGTCACCTTGCAGACCTCGCGGCCCTTCGCGTCGAGCGTTTCCTCGACCTTCATCACGGTGACAGTGTACTCGCCTTCAGCATTGATGTAGCTGCCTCCAGCGTCCTTACGATTGACTTTGAACATAATTGTTAGGCTTCGATTTTGGTTTAGTTTTCCGATTTATTCAGCACCCATTTTGGGCATGAAAGTGTGATGGTCGTCGTTGGGTAGGATGGCCAACTGTCCAGTGCGCGGCATTCGTGGAGCGTCGAGATTGCCTTCCTGCGAAGGTTTTCACCGGCCTGAAGCCATTCGGCGTCCAGCTTGTAGATGCCAACCGCGTACGGGGCTTTGCGTTCGACGGCTACGAAGATGAAGTTCTCAGCCTCGGTCATCGCCAGATAATGCGCGGCTTGAATGTGGTATCCGAACGTGGAGATGGTTCGGCTGAACGCTTCAGGTGATGCGTCGTCCGTTGTTTTCACATCGACTAGGGTGTGGTCCTCGACCCAAAGATCAGGGCGAGCTTTGAGGGGAATGCCGGTTTCCTCGTCCTCGGCAAACACGCTGGCTTCGATCTTGTGGTTGAGATGAATGATGTCCCAGAACGGATGCTTTCGAACGCTGTTCGCGACTCCCTGCACATCAATGTCTTCGGCATGCGTCAGGTGGATGCGGCTCTTGTGCTGCTCCTTCCACTGCTTGCCCTCCTTCGTCCGACCGTCGATATCGGGCGGAATCACGGCGACAACCTGTGAGTACAGATGCGGTTCGAGAACAGCGGTGTGAATGGCCGTCCCAAGTTGCATGGCCTTGCTCGGCTCCTGATGCTCGTCCAGCGCCGCTTTGTAGTGCGCTGGCGACTTGAGGATCTTGGTCATCATCGACTTTGAGAGAGCGTCAACGGCGTGATACTTCTCCGCTGGCATGTCGAAATTAACGTGGCGGTTTAGAATGCTCATTCGTTGGTCGGGTTGGCGAACGCCTTAGCCTTGGAGATGAAACCATCGGCGTCGCCGATGATCATGTTGGCCACCTTGGTCGAGACATCGCGGAAGTTCTGACCTTCCTTGATGAGGTTCTTGCTGATGAGAAACGCGTTGGCGATTTCGGAATGTGGCTCAAGAATCTGCTCTAGCTTCTCGACCAGCGAGAAGGTTGATTCCGGCGTCACATTGACCGTCTGGCGCGTTTGAGTGGGTTGAGCGGGTGCTGATGGGGTGGCGGAGAAGTCGGCCACTTCCTCCGGCGTGTATCGACCCTGCGTGATTCGCGGATCGAGCATGCGAGTTGCCTTGCTGATGAGACGCGCGCGGAGCATCTCAGCAGGAAACTTTGCCCAGCCGCTTCCTGGCTTTGCGGGGATAAGTCCAGCTTGCTTCGCATCATCTGCGGTGAATGAGACGCGGACCTTCTTCGCACCTTTGCTAAAGTCAGCGATTGCGGCCTGAATGTCGAACTGCACCCAGTCGATGTCCCAACCGGCATTCATCAGACCAGAGAGCATCGATTCGCTCTTCATCGTGATGTTGCCATTGATCAAATGATTCTCGCGCTTCCAGGAAAGCGGAGTCATTCGGCTTGCGATGCATTCCAGAGCGAGGACGTAGCCCTGCTCAGGCTTGACGCATCCGAACATGCCGGAGTGGCTAATCCAGTCGCCCATCGTTTTCACCGCATCCATCGGACTGTCGATGCGGTCGTAGAAGTCAGGACTGGTTGGAGTCAGGGCTTGCGGTGCTTGCTGGGACGGTACTGCTACCGTCAGTGTGGCTGCTTGGTTGCTCATAGGTTGTATTCTCTATCTGCGGTTGTTTGTTTGTCTTCTTTGCGTACGGATTCACAGCTCCGGTCATTGCTCGACTCTCAAGAATCGCCGCGATGTCGGCTTCCGTGAAAAGGATTCGTCGGCCAATTCTCCTGTGCTGGATGCCGTCATTGCGAACGATTCGCCTTAGCGTCTCGGTGCAGATTTGAAGCATCGCTGCCGTTTGTTTGGCCGTATAAACTTTCATTCAAAAATCGACTGCAATCGGGTGTTTAATCAGGGATAAAAATCCAATTAAAAACCCCGTCGCGAGTTCTCCTTCGCGCACTATTCCCGATTGCAGAAAATTGGTCATTGTTGCGGACGTAGTGTTGCAGTTGTCTGGAATGGTGTCAAATCTTTCCGTAGAAATTTTTCGATTTGTTCCGGTGGAATGGCTTGTTGAAGCCTTTGTGAATGCTGTTCATCTCCTGGCGCAATCGGCGAACTTCGGCGATGAGAACGGCAACTTCACGCCGCAATGCGTCCTCGGTCGTCTCGTCGTCTGGACGCCAATCTCGGCCATGCCAGACGCAGGCAATCCTGTCAAAAACCAGAATGTTTTGGCTCCAATTCCTCAGTCGGTCGAAAGTTTTGACCGCATCATCAATATCGCAGTCCAGCGCATCCATGATCTTCTGAATCACGGATGAACTAGCTGGATCTGCACTGTGCCGTGAAGGCGGCATCATGCGAAAGTGTTCGTCGGTCGAATTGAAGAGTTTTTCGGTTTTCATGGCGTTTCAATTTATGGTTCAAGCCTGCCACATCTTCTGCATTTTCGCGGCGTCTTGCTGTCTCTCGCGAGCCGCTTGATCCTCGTCCGTTGAGTCGGATTGTTGGCCATTCTTGCCAGTTTCTATCGTCTCCCAAATGGAATCCAATTCCTTGTAGATCTTTTTCTTCATTTCAGAGAACTCGCGAACCTCTTCGCGGAGCGCGGCGACTTCACGTTTCATCTCGGAAAACCGCTGGGTGAAGAAATCCTTCTTCGCATCCTCTTCGTCCGGCGTCCAATCGCATCCATACCAGAGTCGATGAACTCGGTCGAAAAGCAGCACACCACTCTTCGGATTCCGCATACTGTTGAACGCCCTTTCCGCAGCCTCCTCGCTGTAGTCCAAAGTCCGCCGGATATGGCTGATAACCTCGGACTGTGACGGGTCGAGATGATGCCTCATCGGCTCCATGTTGCGGAAGGTTGCCCTTAGGGTTGAACCATTGGATAAGTAACTCATACGAAGAAAGACATAAAACACCATTCACTTCTTGTCAACCATACATTGAGAACATTCATTCTGATTCTCGAAAACTTAGCCTTGCCACTTCTAGCTTATCTAAAAATAAGTAAGCATCCCGTTTAAAAACGGGAATGCTATTCCGCTCGTCGCTCGCTGCTTCCCCCGCCTTGAACGGCGGTGGCGCGGCGTCGGCGGAATAAGGATGAAACACCGCTCAATCGACATTCGAGAATGCTGTTTAATGGAGCGGAAACGCCCCGTAGAGCGTTCGGAAGGTGTTTTGCGGCTCTACGGACGGTTTCGCCTATGACCGCGCTAGAATCGATTCGATGAAATGACATGGTTTTGGCTGTGGGATTGGTGGCCGACGGGACATCTAACTTTCTACGCGGCGAATGAACACCGGAGTCCGCTCGCCGACGTATGCTCCGGCCTGATTGAATTCATGGTACTCGACCGCTTCCTCGTAGGTCATCCCGCTTGCCTGAAGGCTGGCCAGCACCTTGTCGTAATCGTAGGCGACGACCGGGACGCCCCCGAACGACTCGCAGATGCCGAGGATGCAGTCATCGAATCCATCCATGAGAAGCAGTTCAGGATCGATTTCGGCCAGTTCATCTCGGATGTCGCTCATGGTTTGGACCTTTCTGCGGTGGGATAAACATCATAATCCTCCGGTACTTCGACCGGGACGACGCGAATCCGGCCCTGCGTGTACTCGCCAGGGTTGAGTTCCTTGGCCGTCGCCTCGGCATCCTTGCGCGCGCGGAATTCGACCGTCTCGAAACGAACGACCCGCTCCTTTAAGTCGCTCCAGCCAATCGCGCCGGATATCTGAACCTTGAAGCGGGGCGGGGCGAATAGATTGCGGCTCATGGGTAGAGTCCTCCCTCGCGGATGATTTTGATGAGTGCTTCCGAGTCGTCGATGAGTTCTTGGCGTCGCTTCTCGCCATCGCCTGTATTATCGGCTGACCGATACATGCGGACGTAGAAAAGCGCGTGTTCAAGGCAGTATAGCGCGCTGTTGACAGTGTCGAGTCGATAGGATGCTTCCATAAGCATGGGCGATTGCATCATGTCCGACAAACTTTCGAGCGTCGTTATCAGCTCGCTGAGCGGGATGTTGCGGCTCATGGCAGTTTCTCATCATCAGGGTTGCCTTCGAACGCAGGACACAACCTGTCCCCAACCTCGCGCTCGATGATCAGCTCCAGAATCTGAGAGCCGTTCGCGGCGACGATGCTGCATATGTGTTTGTCGTCATCATAGATGCTCATGGGCGTGGCTCCATGTTCCTCGGTTTCGCCAGTCACGATGGCATTGAACAAGTCGATGATCGTCTGAGCGTTCTGCTTCGATTGAATGGTTAGTTTCATTGGTTTGTGCTGTTTTACCGTCCGTTGAAAATAGAGTTTTTACTGTCGAGTTTTGTTTATACCTGCGAGTTGCATTTCCAGTTCGCGCATGACCCGGCGGCCATAGGCGCGTGATGATGATCTTTTAAGGGCTTTTGGCCCACCTTGCCAGATCCGAGCTAAAGATTCGTCGCTGAGGTGTTTGCCGTAATGCGCGAAGTAGCTTTCCGCGATGAAGATCGAGACGGCGCGGTTGGTTACCTGTTGGTGCGCGTAGTGCGTCCCCATGATCCGATTCACGTCGCGGACCATGATCGATTTGATCTGAAGCGCGCCAAGCTCGCCGTGACGGCCTTTGGCATGATCGTTTCCACCGGATTCGACTTGGATGAGGGCCGAGAGAAGCAATGGATGCATGATTTGATGCGGTTTTGGGTGGTTTTCGTTGGATTTGTTGCGCGTGGAACGGATGCGCGCACCCCCGGTTTGAATCACTGGCCTTTCGCCCTCCTGATTACCTCGCGCGCGTAGTCTAGGTCGTCGTCGTCGGCCATTGGATGCACTAGACGTTCAAGCGTGGAGAGAAGATCGGGGGCGGAGGCAATGAGGATGGCGTTTGCCTCACCGTGGATCATGTCCTCACGAACGCACGCAACCCCTTCTCCCCGTGCGGACAGAACGCACCATCCGCTCCTTCCAAATTCAGCCTTCCACGGGGCATGGCTTGTGCATTGTAATAGATTCATTTTTCGTTCTCTTCGATTTGTTGTTCCCAATCTTCCCAATCTTTCAAGACTTCATGCCCTGCAGGAATCGCTTTCGCAATCTTGCGCGTGATGTAAAGCAGACGCTGATATTTGCCCTCCTCTTGCGCGTGGGCCGCATAGGCGCGAAGGTAAAGTTCGCGATAGGTTGGTTGTTTGGTTTTCATGCGTTGGTTCCGGTTGCCTTGGCGATTGTATTTGCGATATGGTGCAATGCCACTTTCGCATCATTGCGCATGATCGAAGACGACGCGGAGTCGATTGAATCATTCCGAAAAACCGGTTGAGACAAAATGCCAGAAACAAATTCAAGCGCGGATAACAAGTCGGGCGCGGAGGCGATTAGGCGCGCGTTGGATTCGATTTCAATGGTGTCGGTCATGTGGCAGATGGTTCTGCCAACGTCATCATGGAACACTTGCCAGCCGTCATCCTCGCCCTCGGTCGGAGGATAAACCTGCGCGAACGCGGGAACATTGCAGATAAAACGGTGCGAGTGATTCGGATGCTTTCCTTCCCATTGCGGATCGGAAACAACATGCCAAGGGCCGGGGGTATGGGTTTTCATTGGATTCAGGCGTTGACACTGTATTCCGACGCGAAACGAAGGCCTTCGGCGCGGCCTGATTCGCCGCCGCCCAGGACGATTGACTCGCATGCGTAGTCCGATAGCTGGCGCGAAAAGGCGTTCCAGTGTTCGCGCGCGTCGCAATGCGGGATGCCGCAGTCGCGATGGAGAACATGCGCGAAGGCCGAGAAAAAGTCGTCGCGGACCTCGCTGACCTGATCGTCCATTCCGATTTCGCGCATCAAGTCCGCTTCAAGGCGCGTCAGGCGCATGCTCGGGAGAATTCGTTCGACGACAAATACCTGCGCGTCGGCCCATAGCTCCGGTCCGGCATTCGTTTTGACGTACAGACTAAGATCGTCGAACAGATAGAACCGAGTTGCGTCAGGCCTTGGATCGTCCTGAAATGCTTCGCGGATGTTGTCGGCGAACGGCTCGAATGAGGTTTCAACAAGTTGTTGCTCCTCGTCCGTCAGGCGCGCGTCCATGCGGTAGTTGTGGTGCAGGTACGCGCGGACGGATTGCGGTAGGTCGTGCGCGTCAAATGCGCGGATTGCAGGGTCGAAAAATTGGATTTCTTGGATGATTTCGTGAATGGTTTTCATGCTTTGGATTGGTTGCGGATAGGTGGCCTACCCTTTCGCTCCACTCTTTCGAATGAAGCGCGGAGGAGAGGTCAACGGTCCGCTTTGCAATAGGTGCGGTAGTCTATGCGGCCGATCAGATAATCCGCGCATGCGCGGGAGCGTTTTTCCGTCCATCCGACTGGACCAGTCAGCCAGTCGAATATGTCAGAATATGTCAGGCCGCGTGCGGACTTGCGTGCGTGCGTGAGGTTTCCGTTGATCAGGTTGTCCACGGCCGTTTCTATGCGTTGGATTGATGTCATTGGATGCGTTGGGTTTTATTTGAGGTTGAAAGCTTCACGCCACGCTAGGTAATCGTGGCAAAGATCGGTGTCGAAAGAATAGACTCCAATGTCGGGAAAACCGTCTGCGCGTAGACAGGTGACAAAGAGCCAACGACGGCCGTGCATTACGAAAGGTTCCTCGCACTCGCGCAAGCGTAGGAAAGGGACAAGCGGGATATTGGACATGGTTTTTTATTCGTTGGGTTTAGGGTTTAGAAAGAGCAGCACCCGCAGCATGGCGCGTCTTCGCAACGCCCGCGCGCATTGCGCGTGCCTGTCCAACCGGAGGAGGTTTTGACGCACACAAGGCCGGAATTCTCAGGCATGCGGCCGGTGCATGCATTGCAGTCTATGCGCCATGCGCGGTTGCGTTTGGTGACGGTTCCTAAGCCTGAGGGAACGTATTCGTGACATTGGACGCATTGGCCCGGATATCGGTTGATCATTGGATTTGATGGATTGAGTTTTGATTGAGACTAAAGACACGTTGCAACCTACGCTTTCGCATAGGCTGACACGTTGCTTTAACCCACGACAAAGCCCGTCGTGTCGGTCTTTGCTTTACCTTTCGCGGTCAGGCCCACAACAACACCCTTAGGATCGAGAAAACGAAGGTCATTCTCATCGCCATTGATGACCGGATATCCGTTCCAGTTCGTCGGCAAAGACTTTCGGAAAACGACCGCCACGTTGCCGCCACGCTTCAAAACCTCGAGGCATTGGCTTTCGTTGGCTTCGGAGCGTGAAAAGGTCAGGGAATAATTGGACGGGAGCTTTCCATCTAGAAAGGTCAGCATCCGGTCGTAATTTTTGGTATAGTCGTAAAAGCGGGTTTTCTTGAACGCTTGGATGACCGTGTAGCGTTCCCATCCGATATCGGATGTCCCGTTTAATCGGATGACCGGGGTCATTTTCTTGGCCTTGGCCTTACGGATGACCGACGTGACGTTTTCTTTCAGCGTTGCAAGGAAGGTTTCGCGGTCTTTGACGTAGAAAATTGTCTTTGATGTACGCGCTTGCTGAACGGAGTTAAACGCGCCACGACCGGCGTAGTATAGGCAAAGGTTTCGGCATCCATTGGATGCATTGGGACATGCGTTGAAAAGCCCGGAAATGCGGTCAGGTGCAAGATAGAGAATTCCGGTCATAAAGCCACGCTTCTGGCCTTTGACGGTTTTTGCGTTGGTGTCGACGGATAGGAGGTTTTTGGTCATGGGTTTTTAGAATTGGGATTTGAAGAAAATCAGGAAGAAAACGTAGGAAACGACAGCGTATGCCAAGGCTTGGAAGGCTAGGCTAAGGATTTTTTGACGCAGGGTGCTTTTCACGGCGGAAAGACTAGGGGGAACGGAAAAGGAAGTCAAAAGAAAAGTAAAAATATTTTTAGGAAAGGGGAAAACGGTGGGATTTGCTCAGGAAAACGGGGGAAAAATTTTTGAGAGGGGAACGCCTGGCGAAGTCAAAAATCGATTTTTGAGGCGGGGAAACGTGGTGGGGAAAGCAAGTTGCCGAAACCTACCTTGCTTGGCAAAGTACCTTGTATGACAGAGAACCAATGGAATCAGGCCAAAGCCCTTTACCTATCGGGAAAGACTTGGAAAGCAATCGGAAGCGAATTGAGGCTAAACTTTGCAACGCTGACCAGCAAGGCGAGCAAGGAAGGAATCACCAAGGTGAAGCGGGAAATGCGAAACACTATTTCCTCAAAGGAAAGTGTTTCATTGGAAAGTCTGTCTGCGCTTGTCCGCTCTAAGCTCGCGGCTGATGCCGCCAGCACGTTGGAAAGGATCGATAGCTACGCATTGGACGGGATAAAGGACGAAAGCGTGAGAGAGACTATCCTTGGAAGCGTGGCGAAGCGTAGTGCGTTGGTATTCGGATGGAGCGAACAAGGGGAAGCGGCGTCTGTGTCGATCAATTTACTCGGATCGATGCCGGATCGATCATTCGAAGTGAACGTGACGAGCGAATCCGAAACGAAGTAAATATAACAGTGATTGTACGCAACGGGCGGACTAATGGACTGGATTAGATAAGCTAATGACAGAAAAGGATTGTTTTCCCTAGGGGTTGGCAGGAGGTTGGACGCCTGGGGGAGGCCCCCTTTGGGGGTGGGCTTCGTTTACGATACCCCCCTCAAAAATTTTCCGCCTTTTTGACCATGCTAAACAAAATCAAAATTGGTCAAAGTATTTCTCTCTCAACAGCGGAGCGTAAGCTCGCCCATTTCGTAGCCAAGAATCGAAATGGTAAGAATCGATATTTCAACGTGGTGAACCTAAAAATCAGTGCGGAAGATCCGCATACGGTCGATCTTGAGGGAATCTGCGGCGAGTTAGCTTTCTGCAAGCTGTTCAATGTTTATCCTGATCTGGATACGGATCGTAATCCTCCGCATCCGCTCTATGACGCGATTGTCCCGCCGCCACCGGGATTTTGCATCGATGTTAAAACGACCAAGTATGACAATGGAAAGCTGTTGGTCGATGCGCGCAAAGGATCGAAAACCGACGGGGTGGACTTCTACGCTCTGATGACAGGAACTTTTCCAGGTCCGTACACATTCCGTGGAGTCATCGCGAAGGAGCATATCATCCAACCTCATAAACTTGGCCTACTCTGTGGATACAAGAGCTACATGGCGGAGCAGTCGGAGCTGACCGATGAGTTTACTAATTGTGATTGACACTTTAGTCGCCCTTGTGCGTCAGTGCGCGTAACGACCTTAAGCAATGCGGAGGCTTGGTCAGCCATCGCAAAACCGTCTAAGCGGCAATGACACTCCGCGTGTAGCAGGTTGGATAATCAGCCACCGTGTGGTGGATGGATGGCCAACCATAACGCAGATAACGTCGGTTTAATTTCATAATCTCATGGCTTGTCCTAATGTCTTCAACGCCTTCGCGGTGGCTACTGAGTCGCTCGCGCAGGACGTTTATAAACGCGCCTCGTACCGCTCGATGTGGCTCAACATGATTGAGCGCGGCGAGTATCCTCAGGGTACTGGTCTGACCCAGACCTCGTTCACCACCACCTCCATCGAGCCGACTGCGGCTGAGGAGTGGTCGGCCATCACGCTCGCCAGCGGTAATCCTGGTGATAACGGTGGTGCTTGCGATGTCACCTACAATGACGTTCCGGTCGGCTACAATGCCGTCACCTGGAGTCCTGAGCGTTTCGCCCTTAAAGGTCCGCTCTTGTGTAAGGACGATCTGACCTTCGACCATCGCGTCGAGGCGTTCTTGCGCGTGTACCTTGAGAAGCTCTCCATCCGCGCTCAGCGTTCTTGGGAAACCCGTTACCAGAACATGTTCGCCAAGTATGCCATCAAGGCTGTGGCCGACTCGTCCTTCACTCAGGTTGAGACGATTCCGTCTGGCGTGAATGAGCTGCCCTGGATTCAGACCGGTTCCGCTGGTCAGGCGCTGAATCAGTCCACCTCCGAGCTGACTCAGGAGATGCTCGATGTGGCTGCTGCCACGCTGATCCGCAACGGCGCTACCAATCCTGATAGCTCTGGCTTCATCAGCTATTCGAGCGACGGCCCGGTGTTCCCGCTCTATATCGGCTTGGAGGCTTCTCAGCGCATCGCTCAGAACAACCCCGCGTTCCGTGAGGATCTGCGTCAGGCTGATATGGGCAGCGGCAGCGGCGCTGAGTTGCTCAAGCGCATTGGCGCGAATCGGGTGATTAAGAACTTCCGGCATGTGCCGAATCTGTTCCCGCCCCGCTACACCTACGCTGGTGGCAAGTACACGCTGGTTCAGCCGTTTACCAGCGCCAATGGCACGAAGGGTACGGTGTTCAGCGTCAACTCAAGCTGGGTGACTGCTCCGTTCGAGGCTGCGTTCGTTGTCACCCCGTATGTGTTCAAGTCGCACATTGTGCGTCCTGTGAACCGTGTTGGTGATTTGAGCTGGATGCCGACCAACTACATGGGCGAGTGGCAGTGGGTGACTGGTGCCTACAAGCTCGATGTGGATTGCGCCGATCCTCTGGAGAAGAAGGGTCAGCACTATGCTGAGTTCATTCATGCTCCCGAGCCAATCTTCACTAACCAGGGCATGACGATTATCTTCCGTCGTTGCACCGGCGCTTTGACCACCATCATCTGCTCGTAATCGAGCTAATAATTCACAGACCCGCAGGCGTGAAAATGCTTGCGGGTTTTTTCTTTTCGGCGATTGTTGCCACCGGATTATCTCATAGGTTGTTTGTCTCACAGCTCCGTTGTTGGAGCAGCCCCTCATCGGCCCGAAAGGCTGGTGGGGGGTTTTTGATTGACATACATGCCATGAGTCTGATGCTCGCTTCATGCCGGTATTTACCATTCCCAAAGGCGTTGAAATCCCCGAGAATTTGAAGGAAGGCGAGGCTTTCCAGACGATGGCGACTATCGTTCTTGGTAAGAACGGAAAGGCGGAAGTCATTGAGATTGATGGTATGGCCATCCCCGGTTACGAGAAGAAGTCTAAGGGCAAGAAGATGGCCGAGGGAGGCGAGGAGGAGGAGTATGAGGAGGAAGAGGAGATGGAGGGGGGGTCTGCTCCTGGTGGTGGCGGTTTCATCGCCGAGGTGATGCAGCGCGGCGCTGGTCCGATGGCACGATAACCGAAACGCTAAAAAACGTATGGCCGACATTACATGCGCTGAAACGGCAACGCTGCTAAGCGAGGTTAGCCCTCTTGGATGTCGCGCACCGTGGGAGCGTGATATGGCGAAGCTTGCGCTTCTGAACCGCATCGCCGACGGATCTGGAACGGCTGCGGCGAATGCTGCTTCGTTTGGAACGGTTCGCTCGGTTACGGCGTCCACTTCAATCGTTTCGAGTGATTTCGCGATTATCGCCAATTCAACAGCGGCAGCGATTACGGTTTCGCTTCCCCCGGCGGCAACGGCCAATGGGCGGATATTCTTCGTGAAGCGCGTGAATGCTGGCGCGAACCATGTCACTGTTGATCCGTTTGGTTCCGAAACGATTGACGGAACGGCAACTTATTCTTTGACGACGCACTGGTCCAAAGTTTCGATCATCAGCAATGGAACGGCGTGGTTCATTGTAGCAGACTAATAATATGGCCGACTCATCCATAACCTGTACCGAAGCTGCTCAGCTTATCGCCGAGGTTTCGGCAACTGGATGTCGTTCTCCGTGGGAGGTGGATATGCTTGAGTTGGCGCTTTTGAATCGTATTTCGGATTCCACTGGCGGCGCGGTCGGATTTCCGCTTACGGCGGATTTGACGTCCATTACGGCTGACGTAACGACGATAACGGCGGACGAGACTCAATTTTAATCTACGGTAAAACCCTTCAATACTTCACATGGCAAAACAAACCATTAACATCGGCGCAGCACCGAACGACGGAACGGGAACTCCGCTTCGCACTTCGTTCGATTACTGCAATCTGAACTTCACGGAGCTGTACACGGCTACTGGCCCGAGCGGCAATAACATCGTCGTTCCTGGCTCCGCCACCATCAGCGGCGATCTGACGGTGGACACGAGTACGCTGAAGGTTGATTCGACGAACAATCGGGTGGGTATTGGTACGGCGACACCGACTGCTGCTCTTGATATTCTTGGTGCGTTTGGAACCTCTACGGCTGCTGCGGTCATCAGGAATAACAGTGCTGCGAATGCCGCAAACATATCGCAGGTCCAATTCTTTGTTGCAAACACGTTCGGCGGAACGGAGCAGGTTGCTTCGATTCACGGACTGAATCCGAACGCTGCGTCGAACAATGGTGGTTCTCTTGTTTTCAGCACTTCGCTGAACGGAACCGCAACCACTCCTTCCGAGCGTTATCGTATTGGAAACGATGGTACTGCCACATGGTCCGTCGGCGGCACTACCGCCATGACTTTGAACTCTACGGGGCTGGGCGTGGGGGGAAGTCCTGCGACTAAGATTTTCGCAAGTGTCACTCCTCCCGGTGCTGGTCAGGATGGTATGCGAGTCAGCGATGGCACTCGTCTGATTCAGATGAGCATCTCTGGTT